CCTGCCAACGTGTTAACGCCTTTGCTTAAGTCACCAACTTTATCGGTTAAATCTCCGAGTTGTTTTTGTACTTTATTAAATTCAGCCGTGCCTTCGGGAAGTCTTGCCAACTCCTCACGTAATTGACGCATTTGCGCCCTTAACGATTGCGTCTTTTCGGTTGCGTTCCCTTGTAATTCAAATTCTAAAACTACTTTATTATCAGCCATTGAAAATCATTTTAATTAGTTCGTAAGTACCCCATATTAAAGTAGCAACTATTGCCATATTGATACAACCAGTTAGCCATTTTGGTAAATTATTTTGGTAGCTTTTCGCATCCGACTTGATGCTCATCTTTTGCATCTCGCAAATGTTTTTAAAGGTTTGTTGTGGATTATTCATAATGGTATTGATTGTAAATTATTTGACCACCAACAAAGATATTGTCTTGTGGATAGGTTGAATTTTTAAGCAGTAATTGTGGTGCAAATGTCAATCCTGATATATCAACTCCGAGTTCAAAGTTACCGCTAATCGTTTCAAGATTTTCACTCACAATGATTGCATCTTTCACGGATAGCACACCTGCAGATGAAGTCATTTGAATGTTGAATTCAATTACTCCATTGCCGTCAATGCCTGCGCTTATTTGTCCAACTGTCAACATCAACTTCATATACCACACGCAATCGTCAGGCATAGTGATATAAAGACCTCTATCCGTTGTCATTGTGATTGGTGTAGTGTTATTTGTCCAATCTCCAAAGCCACGTACTTGAATGATTCCGCTTTGATACTCACCTGCATAAGTACCACCGCTACCAAGTGTGATACCGTTATTGATTGCCTTTGCAGCAGTTCCCACCACGGTAACAGAACCCAATCCATCCTCTACATAGTTTCTATCACCACTCACAAATGAGCCATTGTTACTTGCACCAAGATAACTTGTATCACTAATTACAATTGACCTATCATTGTCCTCTTTTACAACTGAATTGTTGACTTGTATCAATCCATTTTTAGCGTTGTTAATATCTGATGTTGGTTTACTGATGTCATCTTTAATGGCCTCTCTATCACCTCCTGCACCTTTACCATCTCGCAGGATAGCGTAACATTCAGGAGCAACCCAAAAGTAACCGTACTTATTGCAGCACGCTTCAGTAGCTGGTGCAGATTCGTTTTCTGCATCAAGAAATGGCACACTACCATCTACATTGATTGTCGCACCTGGATGAAGTAGGCAGTCGGGAGTAGCACTCACTATCTTAATCAACTTGACCTTAACGGTATCTTGCATACCTACCACATAATCGCTGATTTCAAGAATCCTATAATATGAATCTCGTATAAATATTTTATCATTGAATTGAAATTGGTAAATGTCTGCAAAATCGAGCGCAAAAAAAGCTTCAATGATACGTGCATCTGGAGCGTAAATGTCAGCTATGTAATCGTTCCAATAACGTTGGTATAAAGTCTTGTAAGGAGTTGCCGTTATCTGATGCAATGGTATTTCTTGCCCAAAGTTCAAATCTTCATCTGCTAAATTGGGTATGGCCGTTGTGTAATGACTAAATAAAACCAATGATTCAGATACAATTGTATTTGCATCGTTATTGTATAAATTAATATCAATGGTTGAATTGGTATAATACAAAATGCGTGGGCCTCCATTCACGTATTGACCGCTATTGCTTATGAATTTTGGGATTGGAAAATCAGTAGCTTTGATTAGTGCCAAAGGTGTTGGACTAAACATCGTTTCGACCTTGTAATTATTGGTAGTAAAGTCGTTCTCGGGATCAATTAAAAGCAACCTACCAAATGCCCTATTGCCTTGTGAATTATACAAGCTATTTAAGTAGTCAGTAGATGGCTTGTAAGTCCATATATTTTCTTGTGCCTGATAATCCGCCGTTGATGTAAGTGTAATATCTTTTGAAATGTCTATCTTATTCGACCAGTCCTTTGCATTGCCTTGTGACAAGTACTCTTGAATGGGTAAAAATGTCAGCAATTTTGGATTGATGTCATCCGCTATCACAACCAAATTAAACATTTTGAAAAGTGATGAAATGAACTCACTACATTTCATTACTGGAGCATTTGCCGCCCAATCAATTGGGTTACCAAAAAAAGGTTTAGTGATTGAGTTGGATTGAAAAGAAGTATTTGTGCTACCTAATGAATCTCTCAATGTGATAGTACCGCCCCACGATAGTATTGCAGCAGTTCCGATAATTATATAAGGTTCAACCGTTGCGCCTGAAGGTAAATAGTTGTCAGCTAAAATAGTTGGCGACCACGAATTGTAAGCAATCGCAGGCTTGGGAGTGTTCAACTCATCTGCTCCTGCTTGCGGATCATAAAAGTTAAAAGGTGATGTAAATGGGTACAATTGTTTTTGACCTCCATAGGTGCGAATTAACCCAAATAATAATTGAAAGCCAGTCGGTAAATTAGTATCTATCTCGGCAATACATTTAGCTTGTAAAATAAAACGTGCAGAAATCGAAGCAGTGTACTCATTGCCAGTTACGTTATTGCCGTAATCATATACTTCCGTTATTGCAGAAAGTGGAGCACCATAAAATGTTAACCCATTGTCCAAAGTGATTGCGCTAAAATCTGCGCTCGTTAATGTATCACCTTCAACCCCACCTTGCAATTGAAATTTTGCAGTTTCCGGATTGCCTTGCGTTTGAATATATCCAGCTTCACCAGTCCACGGAATCCACATTTGATCTAATTGCTCAACCAATGTAGCACTATCAACATCATTAAACTCAAACCCACTCAATGCAAAAATCTTGTTAAAGATATAACGTGCTGAAACAAATGGAGTGAGTTCACCTATTGTTGGTACAATAGATTGGTCGGTGCTATAAATGCTCCTTGTTCCTGCCTCATTCAATTGCCCAACCCAATTTTGGCCTCTATCAGCTAATCCCAAATAGACTTTATTCGATCCATTGAATGTGGCTAAATTATCATAGGTTAAAACTAAATCAAAATTATTCTGAAGTTCAGCACCTATATAATTTTTGAAGTCAGCATCTCCAATAGTTTTGAAGAAATCCACCGTGTTTCCAAAGAACACTATCTCTAAATCAGATACCTCACCATTGCTTGTATAGGCAGCCTTAAATTGCACATATCCCTCAATTATTGGTATAGTGTCAACTGTGATTGATGCGTTAATTTTACGCTTTGGATTAAAGCCACTGAATTGAAAAGTGTTCTCTTGAATGAATCCAAATATCGATGCGTTAGTTGGTGTAAATGGAATTCTGAAAGTTCTTGAATAGTTGCCTTTTGGAGTGAGTTCTTTGATGTCATTAAATGAATAATTCAAAGAGATATTTTCATTCTCATAAAGGTCTACCAATACAGGCGTCTGATTGTCCTGCGTATATAAGATTAGTGCAGTTTGCATAGTTTAAATTTATGGACAGTTGCCAAAACCTACTTTAATTGTTATTTCACCACTTACCGTTCCAAAGAATCTTGGCATTTGTAGATACATATAATTGAAAGAGGTTGTATAAGTACCCCATACGGCATTAACAATTATTGGTGTTCCTGGCGTGTTGAAATTCGATTGTATTAATGTACCGCCACCAGTTGAAGTATTACCCAATGCTAAGAATCCCATTACAGTAGGTGATGGCACGGTAAAATCATAATTGATTTCAACATAATAAGTTTGACCTGGTATTGGTGTGTTATTTGATGAATCTCTAACAGAAATATTTATATACCTTCCCATAGTTGCATTAGTTACAACAATTACACACGCATTATCAACAACAGGCCCTAAATTCAAATGGGTATTACCTCCAGTTTTGGCAAATATGTTGAAATAAGAACAAGGCTCAGGCGCAGGAATAGGATAAGTAGTGACAGTTGTATTTATAGTATCATATTCATTGGCCAATTGAAGGCGCAAGGTTTGATTATATTTTCTGAAGTTGCGTTCACGCTTCATCAAATAGTTGGTATCTTCAACAACAACTGGCAAAATACTATACCCATCCACGTTATCATCAACCATCCACACCGACTTTGAATAGAATAAATCTTTCATTGCCTTATATTCAGACTCCGTTAACCAATCACTTGTCAAGTTAATGAACGTCTTTACGATTGGCTCACGCTCGGTTAATGCACGTGAATAATTTTTAGTATCAAATGGGTTATCTACATCAGCCGTGTTATAGTTACCTAAATAAGTCTTATACCTTTTCTTTTCGACATCAATTGACCTTTCATTTTTTTTAATAAATGAGTAGCTATCCCATCCACCCAATTGATTAAGCCAATAGACGTGAACTGGATTGTGTTTGCAATCTTCGTCAATGTAAAATCCGTATTTGGCGGTAACATCGCCAGCTTCTTCATCATAACCTGAGATTGTCCAAAATATAGTATCATCAGCCTCATTTTGATCTATGTAAGCACCATCAATTAAATTTTTAAGACCTGCAGGAATGTGTAAGATAGCCCCATCATCAAAAGTAATTGGTATCAAAAATGCTGCTACAGAATTAAATTCACCATCAAATAAATTATATTTGATATGAGTTATCGTTCTATACGGATAATTATCATTTATGTAAGTGCCATCATCAGCGATGAAGCTCAAAATCTTATAAGCGCTATCTTTTGCACTTAAAACATTTGATCTTGATACACGTTGCCAATTGATAATTTCAGATTGTAAGCTTAAAGGAATATTAATGCGTGTAGCAACCGTTTCATTTCCAAATCCAATCGTATTATCATAATATTGCGACAATGCAATTGGTGGAGTTTCGTTTGAACCCATCACCAAGAAATTGCTTTTACCCTTTCCGTACACGCACATTAATGAGTATTCAACCGCTACTGATTCATCCTCTGTAAATACCCCTCCCACCTCATAACCTTCGTATAAATCAACTGTAAATCTATTAACCAAATTATTGTTGACTAATGTGGGTTCAGTTATTTGCAATAAAACATCATCCCCTCCATCAATTGTAACTTCAGTTTTGATTAGTTGGTTAAAGATAGTCTTGGTATTGAATACACCGCTACCCACCGAATTGGGTGAAATGTAAAATTTATATTCATCATTTGTAATGCCATCAGTAATCTTTACTATGTATTTAAAACCTGCATTAGCAAACTCGGTTGATGTCATTGTAAATGAAACATCATTATTTGAGTAGCACATACCTGTAAATTCAGTATTGCCCTGCGCTGATAATCCTCTTAATGCCGTTGTATATGCCATTATTTATACTTTAATTGTACCTGATAAATTTTCTTCTATTGCTATTGTGATTTCACTCTTTAACGCTGCCATAAATCGATCATTAAAATCAACTAACGTTTCATTGACTGCATCTCTATAATAAAATAGGGGTTTGATTCCCCTTCTACCAATTGACATACTGATATTGTATGCTATTGCTTCCATTGCGTTCTCCCTTGCTTTTGGAGTTGCAAACTTTTTAAATGAGCCATTCTCATTGCGTGGTGAAATCTTTTTAATTTTCATCCATTGCAGTATCGCATCCGTTGGAGGTCTGCGACCTGGCTTCCTTCCTTCCTCTACATAGTAGGCATAATCAGAAGCTTTACCCTTTGCAAAGAAATCAATTCGCTTGTATTTGCTATCGTATCTAAATGCTAACGACTTGCGTAAGGTATCGGATGCAACCGCCCTTCTTTTCTTTCCGTTCACTGTGCGATAGACTCCAAGATTTAGCATTGCCTTTTCGACAACCTCTTGGCCAAAGTCATTCATCAATTGTGTGAGTGGATTATTAGCCATTGCAGAAGATTGTAAATGCCGTGTTTGGATTATCTATTAAAAGGTCAACAAAGACTTCAACTCCTTTGACTTCTAATGCATTTCTAAAATCAATATAATTATCTGACATATCCCATCCAAAAAAGATGTTGTGTTCAATGACGTGGAGTATTTGCAACTCACCTTGATTTGTTATTGTATATCTCATATACTTACTAAAATTGATCCACCAATAATTGCACCTGCAACACTTGCTCCAACATTGGCTAATTTTATTGATGTAAAATCACCTGCTGCAAAAGCTACTGATGTTGATGTTGAATAATTACCTGCCGCAGAACCTCCTGCAATTACAATAGCGCAAGCGGTATCAACTCCATTTTTTCTCAACGTGATTGTCAATGTGTTACCTGCTATTTGTGGATTGCACCTAATGATAAAATCAGATAAATTACACGCCACCGGAATCATAGTAACTCTTGTAAATTCATTAGCAGCTACCACATGACCACCTGTAACGAATCCATTGTATACAGTTGTATTGGCTGCAACTGTAGCATTACCCCACGTTCCAAATAAAAATGATTTTGTTACTGATGCCTTTGAATTCAATTGCGTTTGAATATTTGAAGTCACCCCACTTAAATAACCCAATTCAGTTGATGTTACTGCGTTGGTTGCAACCTTGCCACTACCATCAGAAACCAATGCTCTTGATGCAGTTAAATTTGAAGTTGTAATAGTTGATGCTGCTCCAGTAATTGTATCTTGTTTAGTAGATAGCACGTTGCTATTTTCCCAAAGTTGATTAGATGAGTTATATTTTAAGATGTCATTATTTGCAACCGATGTGATTTTGACATTGTGCAATTCTTGTAATTCATAACCATTCTGAACACGCACGTACATACGACCTGCAGCCCCTGCGCTTGCAGTTGTGCAAAATCCGAGATATACCAAATGATTAGGCGCAGTTGGTTTGACATTCGTAATTGTTCCCGCAGTTGCTCCTAAATAAATAGCATCTCCATCCGCAAAAGTTGATGTCGGTAAAATGCTTAATCCATCAAGTAACCCATTCACGATTATTAACCCTTTTTGATTAGCAGCTATTGAAGTTGATACAACTAATCCAACGGTTTGAGCAGATGTCGCATCTGTTGTGTTGTATGCAAGCTTCACGGTCAATCGGTCACCAGTACCCCCAAATGCGTACACGGGTTGGCCTCTTGTAATAGTAACGGAATCATCATTGGTTACATATGCAAGCAAAGTATTTGGAGCAGTTCCAATAACTTGGAATCCGTTAAGCGTAGTGTTGTAAATGCAAAACATTTCCGCACCATCAATTATATCTCCACCTATCAACAAGCCGTTATTATTTCGATACAAATCTTTTGCTCCAAGTGAATTGATATTCAAAGTTGCACCCGTTGTATTGCCAATGGCGAATCTAATTAGATAGGCATCACCATCGTTATAGGCAGTTATTCCGCTAATGGTTGTGGTGTAAGTATCAGTTCCTGAAGTTGTCCCCTTTGGGATGCCACTACCACCCCCACCGCCTGGAATAGTTTTCCAAGTATTGTCCCCTGCGAGATAATCCGTAGAGGCTGCAGGATCATTAGTGGTGTATTGTAGTTTCTTCATCAGTTACCGATATATGGGATGTCACAAGAGTTCCACTCGTAATCTACTGTTATATCAATTGACAATTGCACACCAGTTAATACGTGAGAGAATTCTTCAATGAATGGTTGTGCTGAAATTGGCTTACCCAATACAACTGATTCATCGAATATTGTTCCGTTTTCCAACATATTAACGAAATCACCTGCAAGTTGAATACACTCACTCATTGATTGTCTTTGATATTCAGTCTTTAACTCCTTGTCACGTGGTATGTCGGAAAAATAGACATCCCACGAATACGTTAATGATCCTGCATCAAATGAAAATGAAGTAGGGGTTACGTGCATCCAAGGCCATTCGCCTTCCTTTTCTAAATCAGCTTGAGATATTTGGCCGTGTGTGAAACGTCTTATCAATGCGTGGCTATTGGCAAACTCCTCGAATTTACCAATGACTACGTTGTATGTATAAAGTGAAGATGCGCTCATATTAGTTAAGTAGCTTTAGTGGTTCGTTTTAGACAATAATTGCTTTTGAAAGTTAAAATAATCTATCCGATAAGATAGATGAGCAAAGATGGTAGAAGCTTGCGTATTTGTGATGGCATCAAACTTTGTTACGTCTCTATCTGCTAATTCTTCGATGACGTGAAACCATCCGTATTTACTTGAGAGTTCGCTTGTTGCAATGCCTCCTCCATCATCGTCATCGCCTCCTTCAGATTCTTCGTCACTTGTGAATCCAAAAACTGAAGCGAAGTGTTCACCAATTCTTTTTCGATAGTCGAAAAAAAAACCAATGCACCATTGGCAATTGATAACGGCATATCATTGAAGTCATCAGCATTTTTTAGGTGTGCTGAAGTGTACGGTTCTATTCCGTACTTATTGCCTAACTGATTGCTGATTGGTCTATAAAGAATTGCAAGTATCTTATTCAAGTTCTTTGGAAAGTCTTTGCAATTGCTATCAAGGTCAAGCCACTCACCAAATGAGATAGCGTTGATGTCTGGCACAAATCCATAGTCCTTCCATCGATTTTGTTTATTAGCTTGTGGCTGCTCAATGACTGCCTTAAATGCGTTAATTGCATTTTGCAACTGATCAGGTGCTAACTGCCTGACAAAGTCTTTGGACTGTCCGAGAATAGCGGACACTTGACCTACCTCATTACCATCATTTAAAATGAAGTCAACATACTGCTTTACCGTTATGGTATTATAGTCAAGTGATACTTTTATCTTATTCATCTTTGTCCAAATCTTTAGCTATCAATTTAATCCATTCATCGAATAGATCAACAACATCAACCTTGGAAAGTCGTTTGCGTTGTCCTGGTTCTTTTAGCCACATACCAAATAGGATAGCCATCGTGTAGGTGTGCTTTATTTCTTGCTCAGTCATTAGTCTAATTTAATTTGATTTTCATTTATGATTTCGTAGAATCGTGTACGGAATTTATCCACTCCTTCCAGTTCTTCAGGTGAAAGGTTTTGGCTATTGTACTTGACCCAATTGCGCAGCTCCTGCTCAAGTTCCCAAAAGGTCACCCATAGTTTTCGAGATTGTTGAAACATTTGAAGTTCCTCATTGTCTTCATCCGTGAATTCATATATCACCTTCATAACTTTTGCAGTTCTAATTTTACCAACTTGTACCAATCGTAAAAATCCTGCTCATCACCTTCACTCATCGTTGGAATGTCCAAAGTTAAAATGATATTGATATGGTGCATTGCACAGTTAACCGCACGTGCGTAAACACTACCCTCATCTTCAGACATCTTTGACCTTACCATAGGCTTAAAGCTATGGACTAAATGATTTGCGTATTCTTTGGGCTTCATAATTTATCCGATATGATTATTTGAACTGGAGCATCAGCATCGCCTACAATCGTATTGCGTGCCTGCTTTGGTTTGAAGTATTCCAAAGTCTTCAGATAAAGTTCAGATGCTATCATTTTGTCCTCATCATTACGACTACCCCATAGCTTATCCAAGAACGCATTGAACTGCTCCGCTTGTTGACCGGTGATTGATTCACCCAATGATTCCCATTGCTTTGTTTTTTCAGACTTAGAACCTACTGGTCTGCCATTTGGGTTATTGGTTTGTCCTTTTGGTAATCCCATACTAAAATAATTTTTGTTGAGCCATATGGCTTTTAATTCGCTTTATTGCGTTATCGTAATATTCCTTATCCAATTCGCACGCTGTTAACTCAAAGTCGTAATCATGGCAGGCTATGGCTATTGATCCACTACCCAAGTGAGTATCAAGTATTTTGTCTCCGTCTTTTGCATAGTTATCTAAAATAAATTTATACAAATAATCAGGTTTTTGAGTAGGATGTATTTTGTCTGTTTGATTATGCAAGTGTATTGAATGTTCACAAATCTTTGCAGGTGTTTTTAATCCCATTGAAACCCATGCATATTCACATCTTGCGAAGTTTGGCATTGCTTGTTTTTTATCCCAAATTAAAAAATACTCGCTTGGTGGCATATTAAAATTATTTGCACCAAAAACAATTTGATTTTTTGAAACTCTAAACAATTCGTTCCAATATAAATCATTTGGCTTCGTATTATTTACTGTTTCCATTCTTTGAAACCTTTTAGCGTGTACATCTTTTTCGGTTGGTCTAGTAGTTACTTTCTTAAATCTTTCAATCCCATAAGGTGGATCAACTATTGCAAGGTCAAAATAGCCATCAGGATAACGAGCCATCAATGCCATGTTATCTTCATTGGTAATGGTTATTTTTTCGCTGAGATTCATTTGTTAAAATTTGATATTTACAAATCCAACTTAGTCTTAAAGTGGTTGATGAGTTGCTCCATCTTATGGTCGTAGTACTTAGTAAAGGTAAGGAATCCCTCCTTATCGTTTTCCCATAGCTTATAGAGGATGTTTCTCAACCTTTGACCATTACTCTTGCGCTCAATCTCAAAGTCCGCTTTAAGGTCATTTAAGATGTCCCTTTCATTAGTAGCGAATTCTTCCTCTTTTATCGCACAATAGACAAATGAATTCTGCAAAGAGAACAATTGACCTGCAGTAACTGGAGTAAGTTCATTAGTGCCTATCACAATGGCCGTAGTTTTGTCCTTGCGACTTTTGATTGATTCAATTTGAGCAGGTAGAATTATCATATATCAAAGTTACTAATTTTTTTAAGATAAGACCTAATTATTAATAGTTATATTAATATATAAAGTAATAACTATAAATCAAAAGAAAAGAAAGAAAAAGAAAAAAAGGTAAAAAAGAAAAAGAAAGAAAAGAAAAAGCCCCCCCAAGAAAAACAAACAATTTCGCGAATAGCGAATTTACCTGAACCAAGCGTTGATGTATCGCAAGTTTGCCGTTTGCATCTCCCATTGGCAATGGAGAATAATTTTAATTGATTCATAAAAGAGAATGCCCCAATGATTTTTTGAATTGTTGAGATTCTAAAAACCAAAGGGGCAGTACTTTATCATCTCAACACTACAAAGATAGTAATTCAGTGCAATGGTTGCCTTAAAAGTTAATCGTTAGTTTTAAACAATTCGACTATTGTCATTGCCAAAACAACTGGCCAACAAAATGCAGTGAATAGCATACCCATAATGTTCTCAACTGTAAAACGTAGAGTTTGCTTTAGGATCATCACGGCCATCAGTCCAATAAGTGATAAGCCTATCAGTAAATAGGACATAAAACAAAAATGTAGCAGGCTCATCATACTCCTGATTTTCTTGGTTTTCTTCCACGTTTTTTAGGTTGTGGGGTTTCTTCTTCAGTAAGTAGCACCTCCTCACGCTTTAGCTGATTATTCAACTCGCTAATGATTTTATTGATGCAAGGAATGCAGCTACTCGTTTTGGTATTTGTTCCCTTCATCAATGTATCTAATTGCGTTAATAGCTTTCTATTGCCATCAGATAGCACATTGGTGCGCTTTACTTCATCTACTAATTGCTTCGCTTGTTCTACCAGTTCGGCATCCACTATCTTTGGCCACTTACCTGCAGGACAATCCGCAAAGGTCATCTTTGTTTTTAGGTCAAGGAAACACCCACACGGCTTAAATGTGACACCATCCAGGGTAACGGCTTGAGCGAATGGATTTAATTTATTTAATGGCATCCCACAAGTGCGAGTGGTGGAATTGTAAACAGGACATTCTATGCAAATATGCATCCGTTCATTGGCCATTTGGATAATCTTATTTATCATATGACTATTGCTTTTCTTATTTCGTTTTTAGCGTATTTGACAAAATTATAAAGTGCTTTCTTTGGGATTCCAGTTTCATCAGATAACGTTTGATAACTAAAATCGTTTAAGGCATATAGGTAAAAGACTTCCCTTTCTAACATTGGAAGTCTTGAAATCAAGATGTCTAATTGCTCATTTGTGATACGGTCACCTAACCACACCTCCACACTCTCGAAATCTCGCAGTTGTGATTCCGTTGGTTCATCACTCATCTGATTAAACTTTCGAATGGTGTTATGGTAATGACTTCTATTTGACCAATGCGCTATCTTAAGTGCGTGGTTAATGTAGTGTTCTGAATTCTTAATGGTTGATTTATTTTCAAAGATGCATAACAACGTGTCGTGAAGCAAGTCATCTGCCTCATAGACATTGCCACCGCAAAGGTTGATTGCTAACCTTCTATGTTGCTCATATTGCGCCTTTGAAATAATCATCTATAATTTTTTGAGCTGCCTCAAAACCTTTTACATAAGTAGCGAAATACCCCCTTTTGTTCAACTCTTTGATCCATTCCTTCTGCTCCTTACTAACCACACCTTTCTCAGTCTTGACTTCAATAAAGAGGCCAAAGTATTTGCCATTCGGCTCACATATTTGCAAATCAGGAAATCCTTTCACGTATCCTGTGGCCTTCATCTTGATGGCTTGCTTCATACTTGTAAACATACCACCAGCAGATGCGCAATAAAGCGCATTAGGATAAGACATTTTGAGATATTGGATAATGGATTGTTGCAATCCTGCTTCACCTGCGAAGGGTTTTTTCGCACGTGGCTTCATCGAATGTAGAATTTTACCTTTCACGCATCTAATTTAAGACGCATTTTTGATATTCGTATAAAAAAAATTGCTATCTGAAACCCGCATAAACATTGGAAAACTAAAAATAATTTGATTTTTTTCTTGACAAATCAAAATTTATTTATATCTTTGTCAAACAAACAACGAAAAAAACAAACACAATGGAAACAACAGTTAAAGTAATCGAAAAACAAGGAACTACTTACACATCACATAAAGTAGTAATTGGTAAAACTCAATGGACTATTTTAGTAGTTAAAGGAAATTTTAATTATATTTCAATTTATAATGATTCATACGGTAGAAGAAGTATGGGAAAAGATTATAAAACGTTTGATGATGCAGTATTAGCATATAAAAACCCACAAATGAAAGTTGCTCTTTTGAAAATTGAAATGGGTTTCTAAAAATAAAAAGAGGGGTGCGGCTCTACAACGCACATCACTAAACAACAAACAAACAAAAAAACAACAGTTATGAAAAACAACACAGTATCAAGACAACACAGATTGTCAGTCGCTAAAAAAGGAATCAACGAAATTCACGTTGCAGGTAACGAGATTGCATTGTGCCGTATGATTGGAAACATTTGTTGGACAATGACAAAGTATTATCCAATTGAGTCAGCACCTTTGTTTATCACTAAACACATCGGGTAATTATGCAGTTCAAAAAGATTGAGATACACGGAAAGAATCTTGGAGATTTTGA